TAAGTCGAATATCTTCACTTTAGAGTTTATACATTATCACTTTCATAGATACGAACTTACCCTTTATTGGTTACACATTGAATACTGACAACTAGCAGCCTACAAAAGAAACTTATTCATATTCTTGTTGTTACTTAACCTAACACGATTACGATCCATCAAATTGTTAGTTGTTGGTATTGAGTGTGTAATTGATTATTGAAAACTGGAGTTATATTTGTTTCCTAGGTACTTAACACACGATATAGAGTTTTAGAAGAAATGCTAATTCCTATGTGTTACATCGACAAGAGAGCGATGGTATAACTTCGGTTTTGAATAATTAACATAAATAAAATGAATAAACTTATCACATAATGGGGTATATCCACGGCAATATACTCCAATTTTTGTATAAATCTATCATAAAGGGGAGATTATGACGGATGTTTTGTGTTGTAAAAAGAAATGCCTTAATAATAAAAATGGTATGTGTACCGCAAAAGTGATTGAATATGACGGCTTATGTCAAACATATATTACTTGTGGCGGTGCAAGTAAAGGTAATTATGGCTTATGTGTTAGGTCACATGGGAAATTAAAAAGGAAAGGTGGCGAAGTGCTGAAATGATTAAAGCAATCAAACAATTTATTGAAGATAGAAAGCTATTTAAACAAGCAGCCAAGGACTTGAACAATAAAGACCTACAGGTTAAAGCTAAATATGCTTATGAACATCGTGGCGATACAATGATTACACTCATCGATGGTTTAGCTATCGTATGTGGTGTATTAATATTAATCGGCATTGTGTGGTGTTGGATGTGAATTATCAACCAACGATAAAAAAACTACTTAAAGCATTACAAATAAACGGCAGACGATATGTAGTCGATGTACGGCAATCATGGAGCAAATATGATAAGCCTTGTAAGGTATATATCGTTAATCGAATGTACACAGAGGAAGAATACAAACTGACATTCCCTCATAAGTACAAAAAGGGTAAGACGTTCAAACCGAAACAACTCTATAAGAAAGAAAGTGAGTATAGCAGTACTAAGCAACATGAAGTACTGCTTTTTTTAGTTAAGACATATAAAGGTGGTGAGTAACATTGACGAATATAGAAGAATTAGCACAAAAACTAACTAAGAAAGAACGCATATTCGCTGATGAATACGTTAAGACCACCAACGGAACACAAAGCGCAATTACTGCTGGATATTCGGAAAAGACGGCAAGAAGTAAGGGTAGTCAGTTATTAACAAAAATAAACGTGCGCCAATATATAGATGCAGTCATGAACGAACGCAGCAAAGACACAATCGCAACGGCTGATGAAGTGTTGGAATACTTGACTAGGGTTGTGCGTGGTGAAGAAAAAGATGCGTTTGGTTTAGATGTATCTGTTGCCGATAAAACGAAAGCAGCTGAACTCCTAGGTAAACGGCATATGCTATTTACTGATAAGGTGAAACTTGATGCAGAAATAGAGATTGATATATCCGATAGGATGAAACAAGCAAGGGTGAAGTCAGATGAAGTACAACAAGGCACAACTGATTGATGCGTTGGGTTCGTTCACTCATGATCCGTTAGGCTTTGTTTATTTTGCTTTTCCGTGGGGAGAAAAAGGAACACCTTTAGAAAACTTTGATGGTCCTGATGAATGGCAAATTAAAATCTTAAAAAAGATTGGGGATGAATTAAAGAAAGGTAAAAGCCTTTCAAAGGCTATTAAAATTGCGATTGCATCAGGTCATGGTATCGGAAAATCAACATTAGTATCGTTTCTTATTTTGTTTGCTATGGCTACACACGAAAATACAAGAGGTGTAGTTACTGCTAATACAGAAAAACAGCTATCGTCTAAAACATGGGCGGAGTTGAGTAAATGGTACAACCTATTTATAGCTAAAGAGTTGTTTGTTTATACCGCTACTGCGTTGTTTAGTGCTGACAAACAGTACGAGAAAACATGGCGGATAGATGCTATTCCGTGGTCGGAAAGCAACCCTGATGCATTCGCCGGTCTACATAACCAAGGAAATCGTATCCTTATCATATTTGATGAGGCATCTTCTATAGCAGATATTATTTGGGAAGTTGCAGAGGGTGCTTTAACGGATAAGGAAACAGAAATTATATGGTGTGCATTTGGAAACCCTACTAAAAATAGTGGACGTTTTAGAGAATGTTTTAGGAAGTATCGCAATTACTGGCACACAGAACAAATTGATAGTAGAACTGTTAAAGTTTCAAACAAAGTTTTGCTAAATGAATGGGTCGAACTCTATGGGGAAGATAGCGATTTTGTAAAAATTCGTGTTAGAGGTATATTCCCTAGTGCATCTGATACACAATTTATATCCGCATCAATAGCAGATGAGGCACAGAAACGAGTATACAAGGTAGGACAGTTTAATAACTTACCAACGATTATTGGTGTTGACCCAGCGTGGACTGGTGGCGATACATTAGAAATTGTAATGCGTAACGGCTACTCCATGAAGTGCCTAGCAACTATTGAAAAGAATGATGATGATATGCGTATAGCACAACTCATCGCACAATTTGAGGATGAATACAAAGCAGATGCGGTGTTCATTGACCAAGGCTACGGCACAGGTATTTATAGTATCGGTAAGTCAATGGGTAGACGATGGCGGTTAGTTGCCTTTGGTGGTGCTAGCCCTAATAATATGTATCTCAATATGAGAGCGTATATATGGGGTGAGATGAAAGAATGGCTAAAAGAGGGGGGTTCTATTCCACCTAATGACCAAGCACTCTATGATGATATTGTAGGACCTGAGGCTATCATTGATAAGAATGGACGAATACAACTTGAAAGTAAAAAGGATATGAAAGAACGTGGCTTACCATCACCGAATAAGGGCGATGCATTAGCCTTGACCTTTGCGTTCAGGGTCACTAAAAAAGTGAATGTTGGGAGTAGGGATCATGCTAACACTGAGTATGATCCATTTAAAAGATAAGGGGTGATTAAATGTGCATGAAAAATAAGATGCCTAATACACCAATGCCAGCACCAGCACCAGCACCGACTGTACAAACAGATGATGCTACTACAACAACTGGTGAAGATTGGTATGCAAAGAAAAAGAAAGGTAAGAAAGGTTTTGAAAGTACTATCTTATCTACGGCAACTGGCACTAAAACAACATTAGGGGGTTAGATATGCAAGGAACTATCCTATCAACGCTTGCTAGACAACCAACTAACACAGAACCTAAAAAACGTGATTACACGAAAATTAAGGCAAAGTTTAATGCTATGTTCGACAATCGTCAAAAGTACATTTCTAGGTGGAAAGACATTAGAGATTATCAATTACCTTTCCTTGGTGTGTTTGATGATGAACAAGACCAATCGAAAGTCTACACCGATAAGATTAATAATGGTGTAGCTTGGGAAAGTTGCCAAATATTTGCTAGTGGCGTAATGAGTGGCATGACACCGCCTAGCCGTAAATGGTTTAAACTCACGTTAGAGAATGCTGAATTAGCTGCTAATAGTAAGGTGGCGGAAGTATTAGATGATAGAGAACAGATACTATACGCAGTATTTGCTAAATCTAACTTCTATAACACAGTACATCAAACCTATATGGAGTTACCGTTTGGACAAGCACCTATGTCAATCATGCCTGATGCAAAAGTAGGTGTGAGGTTCACATCTTATCCAATCGGTACATACGCATTAGAGTGTGGCAGTAATGGTGATGTAAATACATTTGGTCGAAAGTACCGAATGACCGCTGACCAGTTGGTTGAAGAGTTTGGTTATAATGCTTGCCCTGATAAAGTTAAACGTGCTTATGATGAGGGCAAGGGTAATGCAAGTACATTTATTGTTTGTTGGTTTGTATTGCCAAACAAAGACCGCAACGGAAAACTAGGTAATAAGAATATGCCTTATTCCTCTATCTATTGGTGTGAGGATAGTAACACAGATGAAATCTTGCGACATAGTGGATTTGAAGAGTGGGCGATACCGATTGCAAGGCACACTACACATGATCTAAGCGGTTATGGTAAAGGGTGTGCATGGTTCGCACAGTCAGATGCACAGATGTTACAACTCTTAGAGAAAGACTTAGTAACGGCTATTGAACTGGGTATTAAACCACCTATGAGTGCATCATCTGGTGTTATTGGTAGCGTAAATCTATTTCCGGGCGGTGTAACTGAAGTTGATACTAACGAAAAGGTAGAACCAATCTTTAATGTAGGCATTGATGTTGCGAATGTACAAGCTAAGATACAGTTTGTATCTGAAAGTATTAAACGTGCCTATAGTGCTGACTTATTCTTGATGCTTGATAACCTTGATGCAGGGAAAATGACCGCACGTGAGGTTATGGAGCGTACACAAGAAAAGATGCAACAATTAGGTCCTGTAGTTGAACGCTTACAAAGTGAGTTCTTGAACCCAATCATTGAACGTACTTATGGCATCTTGGATAGAGCTGGAATATTTCCACCGATTGACGATGAAGCAGCGGAAATGCTAAATGGTTTGGATGTGAAGATTGAATACATTTCACCATTAGCACAAGCACAGAAAATGTCATCCTTGGTTAATATTGAACAGTACTATGCGTTCATCATGTCATTAGCACAGGGCAATGCTAACATCGTTCAGAAATTCAACTTTGAAGAGGCAGCTGACATCTATGGTGTAAATCTTGGTGTACCAATTAAGGTTATTCGTTCCAATGATGAGTATAAAGCACTTATGGAAGAACAAGAACAAGCACAACAAGAGCAAGAAGAACAAGCACAAGCATTACAAATGGCACAATTAGCACCTCAAATGGCTGGTGCTGCTAAACAAGCAACAGATGCAGCCAATGA